GATAATGAGAGGCAAAGAAGGGTTTATTCGCCTGAAGGTAAAAGCCCAACAGTTTTAGCTCGTTCCGACAGCACAAAAATTAAAACCAAACCAAAACAAGTTGGCATAGCTGCCGACATCAACGGACACGACATACTCAAAAGGGTGTATAGTCCAGAGGGTAAGTCGCCAACACTTAATGCTTGTGGAGGTGGCAATACAGAGCCGAAGGTAATAACAGGTGGTGCTTTTCGTGGTAGAGCTTACGATAAAGATGGTAAGCGCATGGATCGTGATGGTAGCTCAGTTGCTAATAAAACTAAACAAATGCTAGAACTACGCAAGGATGATAAATCAAATGCCATCACGACAGTTGGCAAGGATAGTGTGGTAGTTGATGAAGAGTTAACCTGGAGAAAACTAACACCTCTTGAATGTGAAAGATTACAGACTGTGCCAGACAATTATACAGAGGGTGTTAGCAACACTCAAAGATACAAGATGCTTGGTAATGGTTGGACAGTTGAGGTTATTAAACACATATTAGGTGACATCAAATGATACTTTACAAAGAGATTGACCTTGACAAGTCTTGGCGAGAAGATTGTAAAATTAGATCTAAACTAGATGAGTGTTGGATAAGGAGAGAGCAATATAGAAACATGTTTGAGAATGCTATAGATATGTATTTGGCGACAGGTGCAAAAACAAAACTGATACATATTCCTGAGTGGATTTATGAGAGTATAAATAGGGAGATAACATAATGCCTAAAAAAACTAAGTTTGGTTTGAGCAATGCTCATGTGCCTGTATGTGGTGTCAGGGGTAAGAAGACTTCACAAGGCAGAGGTAATCTTGGGACTTCAACCATGAACAAAAACATGAGACGCAGTTATAAAAAATACAAAGGACAAGGTAGATGATTGCTTTCCCTGACAAAAAATATAAAACAATATATGCAGACCCACCTTGGAGAGAGCAAGGCGGAGGGAAAATAAAACGTGGTGCAGACAGACACTACCCACTTATGAAAACTAAAGACATCAAAGCCTTGCCTGTAAAAGACATAGCTGATGATGATTGTTGGTTGTTTCTTTGGGTGACTAATAACTTTTTAAAAGATGGACTAGAGGTTATGGAGGAGTGGGGTTTTAGATATGTGACTAATTTTGTGTGGACTAAAGAAAGATTTGGCATTGGTTATTATTTTAGAGGGCAACATGAACTTTGTTTGTTTGGTGTTAAGGGCAATCTTAAACCTATCAAAAGAAATGTTAGTAGTGTCTTGTTTGGACCAACGACTAGACACTCGCAAAAACCTAGCCTAGCAAGAACAAAGATCAAAGAAATGAGCTATGGTCCTAGAATAGAATTGTTTGCTAGAGAAGAAACAGAAGGTTGGGATGTGTGGGGCAACGAAGTATGAAACAAATGAGTATAGACTTTGGTATCGAAATGCCTAGAACAGTAGAGCCAGATAAGGACAAAGTGCTGATAGTTAATTTTAGCGGAGGCAGGACTTCGGGCTATCTAACTCATAGACTGTTGCAAGAAAAACATTTGTGGAAAGATATGTTTGTCATCTTTGCTAACACAGGACAAGAACATGAAAAAACTTTGGAGTTTATTAATAAGTGTGATGAACACTTTAATTTTAATACTGCTTGGATAGAGGCGGAGGTGCATCCTGAAAAGGGCATGGGAACAAAAGCAAAGATTGTAGATTACAAAACGGCATCAAGAGAGGGCAAACCTTTTGAAGATTACATAGCTAAATATGGTATTCCTTGGGCAAAAGCCCCGTCTTGCAGTAGAGAGCTAAAAGAATATCCAATCAGGAGTTACATAAGAAATGTGCTAGGTCTAAAAAACAAAGACTACTATCACGCTCTAGGCATAAGAGCAGATGAAGCAAGTAGACAGTCAAAGAATGCAGAGCATGAAAATCTAATATACCCACTTATCGATTGGGGTATTGACAAAGAAGATGTTTTAAGTTGGTGGGAAGATCAAGAGTTTGATTTAGAAATCCCAGAACATTTCGGTAATTGTGTTTGGTGTTGGAAGAAATCATATAAAAAACTTATGACAGTTATGGTAGAAAACCCAGAGGCTTTTGAGTTTCCTGAACGTATGGAAAAACAATATGGCAGGGCAGGCGCAGTGGCTAAAGCATTAAATAAAGACATGAGGTTTTTCAGAGGTTATAGATCAGTGCAAGATATAAGAGATATGGTTAGTGAGGGTTTTGAAAAGTTTATAGACTTACATCACCTACACATATCTAGTGGATGTTCAGAGAGTTGTGAGCCTTTCTTAGATGATACTACTGATGTTATAAAAATTGTTGAGGATGACAATGAGTAAAGGTAGTAAAAGAAGACCGAGACAGATTAAAGAACAAACTTTCAAAGATAATTGGGACAAGATCTTTGGTAGTAAAAAGAAGAAAGAAAGTATTAATAAATTAAAGAGGTCATGCGCAGATAGCTTACACCCAATTTACTTAAATTTGCGTGTGGCCTCACTGCTTGGTTGGTTAAAAAATAGGCAATTAGTGTTTAGTTTTGGGAGTGCTATGGGGTCTTGTAGAGAGGAGAATGTGGGGCTAAAGTGGTTGTGCAATGGGAAAAATGTAAATTGCACAGCGTTAGCTGAAAGCCCCATTCCTATGGGATTTCTTAGTATGTGCGGTTGTGCAATTGCACATGCCTGCACATACGCACAGCGTGGCTTGAAAGCCTTATGTTTAGAGGTATGTGCAGTTGTGCAGTTGTGCAACCCTCTAAAGAGGGGGAAGGAAGTGGGTAATAAACCCACCTTCCATTGCTCACGCATAGATGAAAAAGGTAGAGTGAAGTAGAAAAGTAAAAATGAAAAAAAAGGAATTGACAAAAAAGCAAGAGAAGTTTGTTGACCTGATGGTCTATCATGATTACAACCAAACTCAGTGTGCGAACTTAGCAGGGTATTCTAATCCTGGAGTTGCAGCTACACGCATGATGAAAGACCCAGAGTTTGAACATATCAGAGCAAAGATTAGAGATCTAAAAGCTATTCAAAGAAAGAAGAACGAAATAACTTTTGAAAAAATTGCGACCAAGCTATCAGAGATTAGAGATAGAGCTATGGATGATGGGTCTTATGGCCCTGCTGTTGCCGCTGAAGTTGCAAGGGCGAAACTTGCAGGACTTATGGTGGATAAGAAAGAATACAAGATACATAAGATAGATAGTATGTCGAGAGAACAGTTGGAAATGCGACTTAACGAACTGATGTTGGACAATCAATTGACTATCGAAGCTAAGTTGAAAGAGGAGAAGGATTAGTTATTTGGTTTCAATTATTTCTTTAATGCGATCTTCTGCGTTCTTAAGTTGTTTGTTGCAATACTTTATAATTTTTTGACCTTTCTCAAACAAGTTCATTGATTCTTCCAGGTCTATCTCGTTGCCCTCTAGTTTATCAACAATCTCTTGAACTTCTTTGATACCTCTCTCGAAACTCATTCCGAGATACTAACATGACTTTATTCTATTCGCCATATCCTGTATCTAGAATTTGCGTCCCTTCTCATTCTAAATTTTTTAGGCTTGAACTCAGACCTGTAAAAATGTTGTCTGTATTTGTAGGCTTGTTTCTTAGACAAGTCACCTATACTTTCACCTACACCTAGATTGTATAAAGTCTGCACGAATGGAGAATAAAATCTAGGCATAGGAATGTATTTATCTACTTTGAATTTTTTCACTATACTGTTCTTTGAAACATAGCCAGGCGTTTCTTTTAGATAATTTTTCCTCGCCATTATAACTGCGTTCAGTATTAACTGCCCATAACCAATAGCTAAAGTTTCTTAGTATTGTTTGGCTTGGATCAAAACTATAGTCTTCTGTATGCCCAAATCTAATTGCCTTATTCATCATACCAATCTCCGCAGACAAAAAGACAACCCCAAGTGAAATACTTGTAAAGTATTAGGGCTACTAAAGGCACTAAGATAATTCCCCACTCTAATAATTTGTCTTTATTTTTTTGGGTTATTTTCATTTCTCTCTCCCTTTTTTATTTCTTGACAGGACAAAACTTCTTCATGCTCATCACAAGCTATAGCACAGATGTTGCCCTCTCTTATATTTTTATTTAACAATCTAGACGCAGACCTGATAGCTTGTTCATCACCATCTGCGTCCACACAAAAATTCGCAACGAAAGTTTGTTTTATTTTAATTTCAAACTTACTCATGAGTATTTGTTTTATCCAATAAGTTTATAGGATAAATGTTTATTATAAAATTACCATCTTGGTAAGTGTCTATTCTAAACTCATCAGCTTCCTCGTAAGAATCAAATAAACCAAAAGATGTGACAAGAGGTCGATGTGAGTTAGGATCTCCATACTCAACTAACATTATGTATTTTGTTGGACTGTCCATGAAATATTCTCCTATTATCTAGCTGACTGCTCCTATAGTTCGTCCTCTATACAATAAGGCTCTTCATAAACCTTTTGATAGTGAAGAACTGTATTCTTATTACAATCTGAACAGAAATAGTAATCTTGTCCAAAACCACTTCCTTCATCTGTATTTTCTGTAAAATATGCAGTAGAGCCACAACTTTTACACTCTACCTTATTACTATCTCCGTCTATAAATGGATTGCTCATTTCTCCTCCTATTTTTTCCACATATCTTTATAAAGTCTTTTAGCTAATTTGGTTTCCCCATTAACAAAAGAATGAATACTATCAACCATAATTTCATGCTTGATTTTATTATTGGCTATTGATGTTAGTAATACTTCTGTATCATTACCATCAAAAGTATCAAGCCAATCTTTAACTTCGTTTGAACTAAACATGATCATATTTATTCTTCCCCCTCACTATTAAACCAAACTGCAAAACCTACTGCCATTGATACAAACAGTAAGAACAATACTACTATCTCAGCACTCATCATTATTCACCTCTTTAATAGAAACAACTTTAACTTCTGTATGATGTGGCTCATTATCGCAACCATCACTTTCAGCTAAATCTTCTGCTTCATATTCATCTTTAGCTGTAATGGTCAATACATGACTTTCAACTACATCAACTATAACTTTATACTTTTTCATCATTCACCCCCTATGTTATGTAGTCTGTTGGACTAAACTTAATAATTTCTGCTAAATGCACTTTGTTACTTTGAGGTAAGAACGCATAACTATTTACACGAGTGCCTTTGTATTCATCTACTAAACTGCGAGCCTGTTCTTCTGTTTCAGCTTGCACAACATAGGTAGAAAACCAAGTGCCTGTATGTTCCACAGTAAGTGCGTATTTTCTCAAATCTTTTCTCTCAGAGTTATTCTCATAATCTGCGAGCTTTTGATTTAAAATTTCGTTTTCTTTTAAAAGTTTTCTCAATAACTTTTTATCTTCAGTCGACATAATTCTCCTCACTATCCTGGATAGTTAAACCCCATAATCAAAGGGTGACAAATCTAGGTCTGCCAAAAGATATGTGACATCACAATCGCCACCTTCATAACCCAAAAGATCTTTATGCTCTTTCTGGTAAATACTATTCAACTCTTGCTCAGTTTCAAAACCCTGTTCAAAAGCTTTCTCGAAAGCCTTAACTTTATCGTCAAAGTCCTTGCGTTCTAAGAAGTTAAAGTAAGGCACATTAAATGTTTTTCCCATAATGTTTCCTCAGTTAATAAGATTGTTAAACTCATCCCAATCTTCATCTCTTATTTCCACACACAAGATTTCCTTGTATGGTTTCTTATACTTCAGTTCCATCTTTCTCCTAAACAAAAAAGATTTCACTTCACGAATAAACTTTTTAATTATCATTCAACTCCCCCTCTGTTGTGATACTTGGCTAACTTATCAACTAAATTATTGAAGTCTTTATGTGTCACATTTTGACCATTAAAACATTCAGGATTGTCATTGATAGTTTCAAGTATCGGATTTTTTGGTGGGTTGTTAGACAGTTCCTTACAGTAATACATATCATGTAAATCTATAAGTTCTTGGATAATCGCTAATTCTTTTTTGGTAAATTCTAAAGTCATTTTTTCTCCTTACCTAAAACTTTGTCATAAATCATATTGACATGATTTGCTATATCAATCTTGTCAATTAAATCTGCGTATCTGCGTTCATCTGCTTGGGTAGGGCAATCATTTTTCTTAACCCTACTCAAAGCAAATCTCACCATTTCTAATTCTTCTTTGCTAAGTTTCACTTTTTCTCCTTATGAAATTTTCTAAATTTTTTTTCAATGCTTTTAAACAGTTTTTCTACTTTCTTTCTTGAGTAGCCATAATCTTGTTGCAACCACTCAGGCATATAATCGTTTCTCATAGTGTCGTCACCACTATCCATGTCAAAAGAAATTTCTAACAACTCCATTTCTTCTTTGGTAAATATAATCATTCTTTCTCCTCATCAAAATCTAAATAATATTTCATATTATCTTTCGCCCATTGAGTTTGAGGTCTTTTATTTTTTAGAGATCTTAGAGCCTTCCCATCCCACTCTCCACATTCCTCTCTCTCTAGGTTTAAATCTTCTAAACTATCTATTTGAACATGAGTGTGAGTATTAAAACCACAATCATAACAATAGGTGCTTTCTAAATTAAATGGTTTCCAATCAACCACTATCTCGTATTTGTCGCTATTACAATTTGGACAAGTTCCACTATCAGAATAACCACTCATTTTTCCTCCTTTAATTGATATGTAATTTGTTTCAATAAAGTATTTCTAGGGTTTTTATCCCACATAAATACCTTATCCCAATCAGCGTCATCTATTTCATATTTTTCAAATATGTCATATTTATAATTTTCAAACTCAACATAAGTGCCGTTGTGTCGCAACTCAATGTATCTGTCTAATATTTCTTTTGCCTTTTTTATTGGCTTTTCCATTATTTTTCCCCCTTATTTCTTTTGAAAGGCTTAGCGTGTTCTCCTATCTTTATTCCTCCTTTAAATGAGATAGGATTATTTGAAACCTCTATGCCATAATCTTCTACAAATGTTTCTATATCTAAATCAATATTAAATTTTTCTTCTAACATTTTTAAATCAGCAGTAGAAAAACCATCAAAACATTCTATTTCAAAAAAGGGAGTGTATTTTTTTCCTGTTTCAAGAGAAACAGTATCCTCATATTCTCCCTCGTAGTAATTAAATTCGTTGAACATAATTTTAGGATATGGCTCGTAGTTATTTGAAAGTCGATTAGAATTATCTTTATTAATTCTGCTTAACAAACAATCAATTCTATAAGTTACCCAAGTATCAACTGCGTTCTCATGAAATGGCTCAGACAAGACTGCCCAAGTTTCTACATAGTCCTCATACTTTTCTTTGTATGTGAACTTTATTCGTTCTTTAATATTTTTCATTTTCATAGGTCTTAAAAAAAAGAGAAAGGGTATTACCCCTCTCTCTTATTCATTCTCCTTTCAAAAATACTTTTATCTACTAAACAAAATAGATATTTGTTTTCTCTTTTATTTATTGCTACCTCTTCGTCTTGTAAAAATCTGTCATTTTCCCAACGATTTTCAAAGACATAAAGTTTATAATATTCATCACCATACTCTTCTAAAAGTTTAGCAATTTTTTCGTTAATCTCCTTTACTAATGGATTAGTAAAGTTATTTAATACTTTTTTATCTTTCATTAGTTTTCCCCTTTTAAAGTCTCACAGTTGCCTACAATCTCAGCATACTTTTGAGCAGTCTGTAATATCCAAAGATTATCATTAGTTAATCTTCTTCTTTGTGAATTATCACAACAACAAACAGCATTGTATAAATCTGCCATAGCTTTAGATAATGGTTTAGCTCTAGTATCTACCATACCTTTATCCACTAAGTGCATAGCAAATTTATCTCCACTTGCTACACCATAGTCTTTTACATCATTTTTCAGTTTTCTCATTTTAGTTTCCTCCTTAATCAAAAACATAGTTTATTATACCAAATGTATAGTTTCATACAATGTTTATACAAAAGTAAATGATAATGGAAAATAAAAAAGAAAATCGAAACGACAATATTTAATCTCACTTCCCCCCTCTCAGACAGAAGTTCGGAAAATTTTTGAGCATTTTTGAGAATAAGGACCTTTCTTTTAAGATTTAAGGACCCGTAAAATTACAGACCTCAAAAATTTTTATTTAAGTCTGCCGATTAATCTGCGACCAGGTAAATTAATCTGCGCCCTGACACTTCCCATGTGCGAGCCGAGTTGTTTATAAATCTGCGAGCTTGTGCGTCCAGGAAATCTGCGAGCCGATAGGTAAAAAAAAGCCCGACTTTTACATCGGGCTACACATTCACACACTTGGAGAAAACTTATGAAAGTGAACAGTTCCAATTCTAAATCAAAACTGCGAGCTTTTGCAAATTTAATGTGCGAACATGAAAAAACCTGGCAGTGTCTAAATATTTTTGAGGGGAGAACACCACCAGGTTTTTACTACTTTCACTTTATTTTTGATCCACGATAAAGTTTTACATCAACTACTTTTTTTAAATCTTCTAAAGAATTAAAAGTCATATCGCCATCAGTTAAAGTTCCATCTTTTTCTAATTTAAAAACATAACCATCTTCTGTTATGTATTTCTTAGATCTATTTATTTTTCTAGTCATAATCAATCAGGGGTGTATTTCTACACCCCCCCTCCTTTAGTCCATTAAAATTTCAACTTTAGTGATGCGTTGATCCTTATTCATGTAACCATAAACAGGATACCTACCATCACCATAGCCACTAGAAAATGCTACTCCTAAATAAATACCATTGTGTTGCAACATGCCACCGCCATCTTCGTTTAAGGTAGTGTGGCAGGAGCCATTGTAGCTGTAGGAATTATCGGGTTCAGCGTCTTCGAAGTTGTTGTTATCAAAATCACGCACATAAGATGGATCAGTGACCATTAGCTGTCCACTATCTACTGCCACATGACCTAAATATACTTTTTCCATAATAAACTAGGGGTGTATTTCTACACCCCCCTCCCTTATTCGTTTGGAAATTTATTACCCAACAACCAAAGGTTAAACACTTTGATTGCATCTTCTCTTGTCAACTCAAGTTCTCTTCTCATAAGAAAAAATTCTCTTGGGTCGCCTTCTGGTATATGGTATAACATATCGTAAGCAGAACAGCCGTTAGATAATTCTTCAAGTTCTAAAGTTGACCATGCCACTTGGTTTGAACTTGTAATGTTGTCATCATCTAAATATTCTTGGGCTGTTTCGTATCTAACTAAACTCATGGTTTTATTCCTCCCACTCATTTTTAAGTTGATATTCTTTCCCCGTAAATTTCACTGGAAAATGTGATTTGTTTTTTTCCAGTATATAATCCACTAGCTCGTTAAATTCTTCATCGGTCGCAGTTTGCTCATGCCCTCCGTCAAATTCACGCTTAACAATTTTTCCATTCTTGACCCAGTAAACTCCATTGTCGCCATTGTCTGTGTCCATGTTTGCATAAACACCCACGCCAATGGATAGAGTTCCTCCAAGAAAGTTTGAGATAACTTGGCAAAGTCTAGCTAGTGAATATTGGTCATCCCCTAACCTGACGCCAAGTATCTTGGCACATTTTAGAAAAGCTTCAACGCTAGGGCGTCCACCATTCCAATGTAAATAAATTGATGGGCTATACTTTTTTGGCACGCCCTCAACTTTCGTAGATATTACGGCTCTATTTCCCATAATAAATTTTCTCCATAACACAATTACATAATTGCAATTGATAGTATTATTATCAGGTATTACATACAAAATGTAAAGTAAAAAAAGCAGGTGGCAAAATAGGAAGGTAAGACCATAACAAAGTTTCTGCGATCCGATCCGTTTATATTTTGTGCGAGCTAGTGCATAAAAATATTTCTGCGAGCGAGTGCATAGAATATTTTAGATATAGATCTATTTGATATAGATCTATTTGCATACACAAAAAAAGCCAGGCACAAGTCCTGGCTCTTTAAGTCTTTGCTATCTAGTCTTCTTCTTCTAGATAACCTTTGAATGCTCCCAGGTATATTGCTGTAGCTATCACTAATGCTATTAGTGAAGATAGAGATAACAACATAGCTAAGAGTATAAATATTTCATGTAGCATTTTAACCTCTCTTAATTTATAAAAATTCCAATTACAATACCTATCATCAAACAGATCAAATAGTTTCTATTTCTTTTTGGTCTTGTCTTATTCCAAAAATCTATCTCGTAACAATTCCATTTATTATTTTTCATTTTCTCCCCCTTAAAGTTTTATAGTCTTTCTTGGTTGCTTTACCATCTAAAAGTCTATCAAGTGCTTTAAGTTCTTTTAGTGAAAAAGTATTAATTTTATCTACATTAACAGTCTTATGAAAAGACGGCATTTTTATTTCTTTTGTATTTTTCATAATAAAAGCCAGGGCATTTCTGCCCTGGCACTCCTATTAGATGTCTGTAAAAATGACATCAAATCCATAATAGGTTTCAAGATACCAGTCTTGATTGGTCTTAGGCCAAGTATAACTTTCAGGATGAGATCCTAAAGAATAGCCTACGCCCCAATCAAATGGTCCAGCTTCATAAGTAACCCAAATGTCACCCTCATTAATTTCCCCAAATTTATTGTGGTCTTTCATTATTGAGACTTCGCATTTTGGATCATGCCCATTGAGTTTGGCAACTTCACATAAAGCTTTGTAAAGTTCCTCGGCTGCCTGTTCTTTGCTGACCTCTCGATCAGCAAAGTTAGGCATTAGATTATTAGGTAATCTTTCCATTACGCTACCCTATCCCTTAGAGTTACAACCATAGTTGGCTTAACTTCATAGCCTTGTCTATGTCTTACATGATAGTGAATTTCATTCTTACTATCTCCTATCATGCCATCAATAGAAACTGAATTTCTAACAGGCTCAATAGTATTGGTTTCATTGGTCCAAGTCTTCCAACCTTTGCCAACAAGTATTGAGTTTGGTCTAACAATTAAGTTAGACTTTACAGCATTCTTAATTCTACTTTCAGCAGAGTTAAGTTGCTTTTTACATTCGAGATAATCCATCACAGATTTATCCCTTTCAAGTTTAGCAATTTTATTTGCTAACCTTTTTCTTAAAACTAAGTCTTTCATAGTTTCTCCAATTAACAGTAACCTTAATTGATTACTTACAGTAATCTTAACATATTAATTATACAATTTGTATAGTATATTAAAAATAAATACTACTTTTTTTTTGGGACTCTTTTGGACGCCAGGGCAAATTATCTAGAAAGTTTTTTTTTAAGGGGGACACCCCAAAAAAAAGTGGTGTATGCTATACGCACGCACATGTAAATAACAATAACCACATACAATTACCAAAAAAATAGATTTGGGACCCCTATTCAGATACTATACTAACAATGAGATGGAGCTTTGACTTTCATAATATAAATATTCCAACTAGCGCCCATGTCTTAGTAAGAGACATCAAACAAAAAAATTATGATCATGACGCTCATGGTAATAAGGTTTGGAACTCTTGCTTGGCTTTGATGGATTATCTATCTGAGGTAGACATAAAAGACCTAGAAGTTATGGATGTTGGTTGTGGTTGGGGTGTGCTTTCTAGTTTTTTGGCAAAGAAAGGCGCCAATGTGCAATCGGTTGATTGTGATAAAAGCATACAGCCTTACTATCAATTGATAAAAGAACTAAACAATACAAGTTCAATGTTAAGAATAGCTGACATAGCAAACTTAGAAGAAAGAGATTTTGCAAATATTGATTGGATTGTTGGTTCAGATATTTGTTTTTGGGATGAACAAATACAAATGTACGTCAAGATGATAAGAACAGCACTTGAATCTGGCGTAGCTGAGATTTTAATAGCTGACCCAGGTAGAGAAACTTTTTGGAAACTAGAACAATATTGCAATGCTTTTTGTAATCCAGAAATTGTAGAGATACAATTAAATAAGCCTAGAAAAGTAAAAGCTTATGTAATGTGTATAGATTCTTGGTGTAGACAATGAAAAACTTTGAGCATGTAGCTGACGATAAATTGCGTGAGATCTTAATGATCAAGGAACGCTTACAACAAATAGATAACAAAACCCGAGCCAAAAAGGATTTTTTGAGTTATATCAAAGCAGTCTGGGACGGCTTTGTTGAGGGCGAACACCATAAACTTTTTGCCCGTAAGCTTGAAGATGTAGCTCGTGGCAAAATAAAACGTCTAATAGTAAACATGCCCCCACGTCACACCAAGTCAGAATTTGCTTCAGTTTATTTTCCGTCTTACATGATGGGCTTGAAACCTGACATGAAAATTATGCAAACCACACACACGGCAGAACTCTCGCAAAGGTTTGGGCGTAAGGTAAGAAACCTTATGGACACCGAAGAATACAAAAGAGTTTTTGACAATGTGACTCTATCGGCTGATTCCAAGTCAGCAGGTCGTTGGGAAACCAGTGCAGGTGGCGAATACTTTGCAGCGGGTGTGGGTGGAGCCATTACAGGTCGAGGTGCTGATTTATTAATCATAGACGATCCACATTCTGAGCAAGATGCACTGTCGCCCTCGGCACTTGAGTCGGCTTACGAGTGGTACACCTCTGGACCTCGACAGCGTTTACAGCCTGGCGGTTCTATCGTTGTAGTCATGACTCGTTGGTCAACACTAGACTTAACTGAAAAATTAATTAGGCGTATGGGTGAGGCTCACGCTGATCAATGGGAAGTGGTTGAGTTGCCAGCCATACTTGATAGCGGTGAACCTTTATGGCCAGAGTTTTGGAAGTTAGAAGAACTCGAAGCTGTGAAAGCATCTTTGCCGATTGCTAAATGGAACTCACAATACATGCAAAACCCAACCTCTGAAGAGGGTGCTATCATCAAAAGAGAGTGGTGGCGTGTTTGGGGCAAAGATCATCCACCAGAACCAAGCTATGTTTTACAGTCTTACGATACTGCTTTTTCTAAAAAAGAAACTGCTGACTACTCAGCCATAACAACATGGGGAGTGTTTCGCCCCAACTCTGATGCTCCTGAGTCTATATTCTTATTAGACGCTAAACGTGGGCGTTGGGACTTTCCAGAACTAAAAGCTATCGCTAATGAAGAATATCATTATTGGCAACCTGACGCAGTTTTGATAGAATCACAAGCAAGCGGCACGCCTTTGACTCACGAGTTGCGCATGGCGGGAATACCTGTAGTTAATTACAGGCCTACCAGAGGCAAAGACAAGACAACTCGTGTGCATTCTGTCGCTCCAGTGTTTGAGTCTGGATTGGTTTGGGCGCCTGATACCATTTTTGCCGAAGAAGTGATAGAAGAATGTGCAGCTTTTCCTTACGGAGAGAATGATGATTTCGTTGACTCTATGACTCAAGCTGTATTAAGATTTAGGCAAGGGAACTTTATAAGCCTCTATTCAGATTTAGAGGATGAAGAAATAGAACCACAACCGAGGATATATTACTAATGGCAATAGCAAAAGGAATCAAAAAAATTTTAAAAAGTGTCAAATCTAAAAAGGCAAATAAAAATGAATTAAAGAACCTAAACCCTGAAAAACTTGCAAAAATTGAAAAACAAGTGGCAAAGAATGTTACACCTCTTCTTGCAAGCGCACTAGGATTAACTTTTGCGAAAGGTCAAGTCGAGAGAATGAAAGGTGGCGGTGTAGCAGGAAATTTCGCAAAAGGAGTTGGTAAAGGTGCAAAGGCGGCAGCAAGAGGACTTTACAGAGCAAAAACTGGACCTCTACAAGTGGCTTCAGCAATTTCTAGTGCAATAGCTCCAAGCTCTAAATTAACAGCAGCTTTAAATAAAGCAGCAAAACCTTTTAAGAAAGGCGGAGTAGCCTCTTCAAAATCAAAATCTTCAGGAGTCGCTCTTAAAGGTTTTGGTAAAGAAATAAAATAATGGCTGACATTGACAAAGCTATAAGCGTTGACGAACAGATAGACCTAGAAGTTAGGGATAGAGATAAGTCAATGGAGGTTGAAGTCCCTGAAGAAGAAATTCAAGATATTGAACAGTTTGAACAGTTAGAGGATGGTACTCTAATTTTTGGCGGTGCTTTACCACCCCCAGAAAATACTGATTTTTATGCCAACTTAGCTGAGATTATGGATGATGATGATCTTGCTAGAGTTAAGATAGATATTTTAGATGGCGTTGAATCTGATAAAGCCTCTAGAGAAGATTGGGAAAAAACATACAGAGATGGTCTAGAGTATCTCGGCATGAAGTATGAGGATAGAACTCAACCCTTTGAAGGTGCGTCTGGTGTTATGCACCCACTATTAGCAGAGTCAGTTACACAGTTTCAATCACAAGCTTATAACGAGCTACTTCCTACACAAGGTCCAGTTAAAACTCAAGTATTAGGTCAAGCTAATCCACAATCAGATCAACAAGCATCAAGAGTGCAAGAGTTTATGAACTATCAACTCATGCACGTTATGAAAGAGTACGAGCCTGAAACAGATCAGCTACTGTTCTATTTACCCCTCTCAGGCTCGGCTTTCCGTAAAGTTTATTACGATCAAAATTTAGGTCGAGCAGTTTCTAAATTTATTCCTAGTGAAGACTTAATAGTTCCTTACTCAGCAACAGATCTATATAACGCTACTAGAGTTACTCATGTTATTGACATGTCAAAGAACGATGTCAAAAAACTACAACAAATTGGTTTCTACAAGATGATAGATATGTCTGGTGACTACAGCCCAGAGGACTATGACCAAGTACAAGAAGAAATAGATGAAATACAAGGTGTTGAGCCAAGTTACTCTGAAGATGATAGGTGTGAAATATTTGAAGTTCATACAGAACTAGACTTACCAGGCTTTGAAGATAAAGACCAAAATGGTGAAGAAACAGGTATAAAGCTACCTTATATTGTAACCATATCAAAAACTAACAATGACATTTTATCTATTAGAAGAAACTACAAACAACAAGACCCATTAAAAGCTAAGATAAACTATTTCGTTCAATATAAATTTTTACCAGGTTTGGGCTTTTATGGTTTTGGTCTAACTCACATGATAGGTGGGTTATCAAAAGCATCAACTTCTATTTTAAGACAGCTAATAGACGCTGGAACTTTATCGAATCTGCCCGCAGGCTTTAAGGCTAGAGGCATTCGCATCCGTAATGACGATCAACCATTACAACCAGGAGAGTTCAGAGACATGGACGCTCCAGGTGGCAGTTTGCGAGACGCCTTTGTGCCATTGCCTTTCAAGGAGCCGAGTCAAACTCTCCTCTCTCTCTTAGGCATCTTGGTAGATAGTGGTAGGCGTTTCGCATCTATTACAGATATGCAGGTTGGCGATGCTAACCAAAATGCACCAGTAGGGACTACAGTAGCTCTGTTAGAAAGAGGTACTAGAGTTATGAGTTCTATTCACAAAAGATTACATGCCAGTCAAAAAATTGAGTTTAATTTATTAGCAAAAGTATTTTCTGAATATTTACCACCAGAATATCCATATTTAACAGCTAATGGCAATCAACAAATCAAGGCACTAGACTTTGATGAGCGTGTTGATGTCATGCCTGTATCAGACCCAAACGTATTTTCCATGAGTCAAAGGGTTATGTTGGCACAGGAAATGTTAAGAACAGTACAATCTAATCCACAAATTCATGGTCCTAGCGGTTTGTATGAGGCATATCGTAGAATGTATGCGGCCATGGGAGTTCAAAATATCGAGCAGTTACTCCCACCACCACAACCACCTCAACCAATCGACCCTGCAAGTGAGAATGCAAGTTTGATTTCGGGAGTACCTGCTCAAGCCTTTCCAGGACAAGATCATGATGCACACATTCAAACTCATTTGTCTTTGTATAACACTGTTACTGCTCAAAGCAATCCACAGGTGCTATCACTTATTCAAGCTCACATTTATCAACACATATCATTTAGAGCTTCAGAGATAGTTGATTTACAAAACCAACAAGACCCAGAGTTTCAAAGTTTTATTCAACAACTTCAACAATTGCCACCAGAACAAGCACAACAGTATCAACAACAATTACAAGATTCGGTAGCAAAAAGTATTGCTCAAACATCTTCACAACTTATGCAACAAATCAATCAAATATTTATGCCACCACCAGCTGCCCCTGACCCATTAGTTGAGTTAAGAAGTAAAGAGCTAGATATTAAAGCTGATGATGTGCAAAGAAAACGTGAAGAGTTTGTGCAGAAACAAGAGTTTGATGCTATGAAGTTAATGCAATCTGGTCAGTTAGCAGAGGAAAGATTAAATCTACAGCGTGATATTGCACAAATGAAAGACGACATAGCAAGAGATAGGTTGGATCAATCGACACAATTCAAATCTTTAGAATTTTTCAAAGACAGATAATGGCAATGAATAGAGCCTCGATGGGCAAACAAATATCAAAGTCGCCAAGAAAAAGATCATCAAAATTACGTTTAAAAAAATCTAGCTTAAAAGGACTCAAAGGTTCTAGAGCTATGATGAAGCCTAAAATTAAAAAACTAAAAATAAGAAGATTTAAAGGCACAAGAAAATAAACTTGGGTGAAAAAATTTAATCCAAAAAAAATAATAAGAGCTTGGTCTAAAGAAGTTTTAGAACCTAAATCAGATTTTCATAATGGCTTACCAGCCTGTCCTTTTGCTAAAAAGTCTTGGCAAAACAAAAGAGTTAAAATACAAGTTTGTCAAGAGGATGATTGGTCAGACTTAACAGATTCTATTGTAAAGTTTGATGACAACACTGATGTTTTAATTTACGTTAATAATAATTGGAATCATATTACTGATACTGAATTTGATGCTAGGGTGGACATTATCAATGCTCTAGGTATAAAATTAGATTTGTGGGTCATGTCTTCACATCCAAACCATGAGGATAAACCTGGGTTTGAAAACAATGAAGACTTAGATCCGCATGATTCCATGTATATGGTTTTCGTTCAAAAACATAAAGAGTTAGTGGACGCATCTGATAAAATAAAGCAGTTAGGGTATTACTCTAATTGGCCAAAAGAAGTATTTAACGAATTTATAACTAAAAGGAAACTAAAATGCGACAAAAAATGAAAAACGGATCTAAGAAATCAGGAGTTAAGAAACTTAAAGGTGGATCTAAAAAATCAGGCGTTGTTATGGGTATCAAAAAGCTTAAAGGCGGATCTAAAAAATCAGGTCTCTCTGCTAGAAGAAACTCTATGCGTATGAAGAAAAACTCTAAGAAAAAATCTGTAAAGAAAAGAAGTAGATAATGCCTTTAAAAAAAGGTAGCGGTAGAAAGGTAGTTTCTGCTAATATAAAGAAATTAATAAAAGAAGGTCGTCCACAAAAACAAGCTGTGGCGATTGCACTGAGTAAGGCAGGTAAAAATAAAAATGGCAAAAGAAGCAAAAAACGAAGTCGAAATAAAAGATCAAGGTAGTGTTCCTTTAAAAAAACAGGAAGTAATACCTAACCCTGGCGCACCAAAACCTTTTGGCTCTGGAGAGGCAAGAGGCGGTGGTATCGCTTTGAGGGGTAAAAAGTTTCAAGGAATATTTTAATGTTTCCTAGATTGTTTGGCGGACTAGGTGGCTTTGGTGGTTTCAGAAGTAGACTACCATTTGGTATGCCACAAGGGTTTGGTAATCCTTTTGGGTTTCAATCAAGCCCAAGATTAATAGAGGGTGGACCATCATTCTTTATGCCACCAAGTTTTGGCATGCAGTTTCCATCAGCTATGGGACCAATGGGCTTTGGTAGTCCATTCGGTGGCTTTGGCGGTTTTGGTGGACTAGGCGGTTTTCAGCCTGGATTATCACCACTATTAAGTCAGTTTGGTCAGTTCGCTAGACCAATGCCAAGACCTCAACCACAATTTGATTTTCAATCTTTACTATCACCTTTCACTTCTCAGATAGAAGATTTACAAAGACAGCTTGCAGAACTGCGAGGATCATCAGGCGAAGGAAGTGATATACCACTACCACCACCTCAAGGACGACCAGCACCTATTGATCCATTCAGAGAAGGTGTTAGACCAACCGAAATCTTTGGGCCAGATGGACAGATTATTGGACCAGCAGGTAGTTCAGAAGATTTAATGATGCCACCTATGGTTGGTGGACCTGTTAGAGATGAAGCCGTTCCTCTAGACCCACCTATCATGGATGCAGGCGGAGGTTTCCCAGGAGGCGCACAAAGTGGAATGCCAGTTG